TAACAACAACACTTGTGTTTGTTAATTTTAATCCTGCCCAGATTGTAACATCTGCTACAGATGCTCCGGTTCTGATTATCGCTTCCCAGATAACCTGGTTCTCAGTTCCCCATTTAATTCCTGTCCAGGCACTTTGATTTGTATCTAAATGAGGCAATACAATCATCTGATCTGCTGATGTTGAATGTGTTGTCATAGTTAATGCAGCTAATGTAGCTGTAAATGATATTGTTCCTGATGCGAAATCTGTGCCTAAAGTTTCAAAATCAATATTAGCATTTCTAGCAGCTTCTGTTGTCCATACCTGGTCAATAGTAGCACTTGCAGCCGGAACTCTGTGAAAGTTCTCTTCTAGAACATATCTCTTATAGCTGTCCACAGATGGTTTTTGCATTATACATATCTGGTTCCATTCATAAGGGCCATGCGCATAAGGTGGGCTCGCCGGTCCTTTGGATGTTCTTAAGCCATTTGATACCATTATTTATCATCTCCTTTGTTTTTATTCAATAAAAAAAATAAAAAATTTATTCGTAATATACAGTGATTCTCAGGACTTTGTTACCTGATATGCTTCCACCAACAGTGATCCTATCACTGATTGTAGCGGCACTTGTTGTCAAAACCATTGGAACTTTAACTGCAACTCCATAAGGAGTATGAGTACAATCTGCATAATGCACAAACTTAACCCTTGTTCCTAATACATTTGATTCAAGCAAATCATTCAAGTCAATGTAATCTGTGTTAGTTCCTGCTGAAACAGCTATAACTACACAGTTTAGTCCTGCAAAGTGCGATTCATGTATTATTGAACTCAATGCTGTTACATCTGACGCCATTTTTCACCTCTATTCATATTTTACTATGAATCTTACAGCTGCTGAACTTGGTCCTGATCCTACTGTTATTCTATCACTGATTGTTGTTGAGCCTGTAGTCAATACTACTGGTCTTTTGACAGCTGTTCCATAAGGATCTTCTGTTGAGTCTGCATAATGCACAAACTTAACTCTTTTACCTAGCAGGTTTGCTTCCAATAGATCGTTTAGATCTATATAGTCTGCAGCAGTACAACTTGTGCAATCAATAATAACTATATTAAGTCCAGCTGGATGTGCCTCATGTATTATTGTACAATCTGATGTTACATCTGACATTTTTCATCACCTCCTAAGCTATCTCTCCAATCCATGAGTTAAAGCCTGTTGCCCTCATAATAAGACATTCATATATCTTTAACATGAACTTGGAACTATCGTTGGTATGTGCTAAGTCTTCGTAAGTCATATCTTGCAATACTCTCATCTCAATGAAGTCTGTATCTAAGAAATAAATCGCTTTACTTCCTGATGTGTTGCTTAGATTCATACTTGGAATCACTGGAATAGGCCCTACCATTGTCTGTAATACCAGTTGTGGTGGTATTCCAAAAGGCAATGCTGCTCCTGCTGTTAATTGATCCGGTGTAAACCTAAAAGTATCAATCATTATCTTTCTAAGGTCTGTTACAACACTTGAAGATGCGATTGCTAATTTTGGTCTTCCTCCATCATCAAAAGCCGCCTGGACTGTTTCTTCTACATCATCCCATGTCAAAGCAGATGTATTTAAATCTGTTTTGTTGGTAGTTGATTGCAAAGCTACAATTCCATCATACTCAGTTGCATCAGAAGAAATTGAACCATTAACAATTAACTCTTCTTCCAATTCTTTCATGGCCCTTGCTTTCATCAATACTTCAAGTTGTTTTGCATTAGGCGCTCCTGCCGGTGCAAATGTAGTTCCTGCTACATTTCCTGCTCCTGTTGGCTGGAAACCTTCTAACATATAACTTGGCATTGCTGCTTGCATTGGACCTAATACTCTTCCAACTGAATACAAGAACTTAATCGGTTTGCTTTGTCTGTCATAAGTATCATCTGCTTCTGTCAAAGCTGCATCTGGATTAGCTGTTACAGCTGATCCTTTTGCTGTGATAATATTGTAATCTGCAGTCAATCCCCTATTAGTTACTCTTGGAATCATTTCAACAAGTGGAGTATACTTTCTTGATTGATCTACAATTCTTGGATCAACATAAACTGGCACTAAAGCATATCCTGCTGTTCCTGCCCCACCGCTTTCTGGTCCTAATGCTTTTGTTGCAATACTTTTCATTCCAGTATCAAGAACTGCTTTAAGCTGTGGTCTCATATCAGAACTTTTTTGTTCTTCTCCTGCTTTCTGTTCACTTGGATTAAAACCCTGAGACCAAGGATCTAAATATCTTGTTCCCTCTGGCAATGATCCAAAAGCCTGAGCATATGCTGCTCCTGGATTAACTCCTTTCATACTTCCTGTGTTTGCTAATATCATTTTTTCTTTCGCCTCCTAAGCTATGAAGTCTAAAGGACCTGTGCTTTTAACTTCTGCTCCTGGATCTTTCTCAGCAGCATTCTCTGCGCCTAATCCACTAGGTCTTGCCTTTTCGACAATCTCTTTATAGTCTTTGACTTCTTTCTCCAATTCTGTGTTTTTGTCTGTTATATCTTTTAATTGAGCTTTTATTTCAACTAAATCATTCTCAATTTTAAGAGCTTTCTTCTCTGGTTCAGTATCTGTATCTTCGTCTTCATCTTCTTTTTTAGGCTTCTTGCCATCAGGTTTCTTTGCTTTCCCTTTATCTTCAGGTTTTATTCCTTCTCCTTCTGGTTTCACTCCTTCTTCATCTGCTTTAATAGCATTATCTTTTTCTTCTTCCATGGTTATATCACCTTTTTTATTTTTTAGTATAGTTTCCTTTTCTCCATCTGTAATTCCTGAAATGCGTTCTCTAAGACTATTAATACGATCATTCAGCCAATCTACTTCTTTTCTTAGAATATTTTCAATCTCTGGATGGTTATGAATTCCAAGCGGTTCTTCTTTAGTATGCGCATGCGCTCCATCTTTCTCATAACCTTTAAGTTCTTTTTCTTTAAGCCATTCTAAAGATTTAGCCATTATGTTAGTCATTGATGCATTAGGATTTATTGCGTTTCCTGTAAGGGCCACATTAAACAAATTAACTTTATCTAAAAGCCTGGCATCAACACCCTTTACATTTTGCTGAGCAGTGCTAAGTGGGATATAAGCAATAGAATAAGCATCATAATAACCTTCTTCAACATTCTTCCATATGTCCTTGAATGTCATAGTAACATTGCCTTTTTCATCAAATTTATTCCATGTAGGATTCATCTTCCATGTTACTTTAACTCCTTTTTCATCCCTAACTGTTTTAATTGATTTTCCTAATGGAATTTTTGTTTTATTAAGCTGAGACTCAAAATCATCTTTGCCCCTAAAAGCCTCATGCTCAAAATCCAACTTAATAACTCTATCATCAAATTGGTTTGTCATATCATCCAGGCATGCCTTAGTTACAATATCATTAACTAAATCTATATCTCCTGTAGAAATATAACCTTCTATAAAAAATTCTTTGCCCTCTTTTCCCTCAAGTGTCTTAAAATTTATTGTATCAGAATGGAAAGAAAACACTTGATTGGAGGAAACTTCATTACCCATAAGGCTTTAATATTTTTTGTACTATTTAAACTTTATTATGGTAGAGCAAAAGAAGACCTGCTTCTTTGGGAATGGTTCAGCAGGCCTAAAGAACTGATGATTATGATTTCTCGACTATTGGCTCGAATTCCAAAGTACTTCTGCAATTGACATGAGAGGGTGGATTCATTCCTTCCCATGTTCCACTAGGATCCTTAAATTTAGCATTTACATCTACTTTCTGGCCATCTAATCTTTTACATAAAGGAGATGTTCTATTATCGAAATGGGTTATCCATATCTTGTTTGTTTTTTCTCCTGATTTTTGATAAGCCTGTAATTGTCCGACATTGCTCGCCCTATTAGATTCTGTTCTTGCTATCATCTCAGCTCTGTTTTCTCCAACATCAAATACAGATTTAACTCTTGCTTTAAGCTTGTCTATTCCCTCACCATCCATATATCCTCTTTGGAGCTCCTGTCTTAATTTATTAGCAATATCTGTTTCCATCCCTTTAATATTTTCAAAAGTGTAATCACTAAGATATTCTATT